CCTACTTCTTACTGGCTCAGGCAACTCCATTAACCATTCTTTAATTGTTTTCATTAGAATAATTCTATTGTTTTTTCTACTTTTCTAAATCTCTTTTCGGCTTCTTTCATATTCAAAATAGCCTGCTTGTAATAGCTATCTTTTAACTCTATGCCTATAGCTTTTCTACCCATAGACACGGGGCTAAATACTTCGCTACCTACACCCATAAAAGGCGTTAAAATAACTTCGTCAGGATTTGAATACAATTCTACAAGCCTATCAATTACATCTAATTGAAGCGGGTGGACGTGCTTTTCGTCGTCTTCCTCTTTGCTATCTCTAAAGGGCAAAACGTTGTCAATTCTAATGTCATCCCACACAGCAGACGCATAACGCTGCCAAATGTAATGATTCAACTTTGTAACCTTGTCGTCTTCGTTAATGCTGTTCAGATGTTGCCAAAGCTGCTCCGCGTTTAGATTGCTATTGTTTGCGTTGTTCCATGCGTTCAATATGTTTGGCAAAATTGGCGTTTCACCTGCATAATGATTAATTCCAAACGGGTGAGTCACTGGCACTTGGTTTTCGCCTTTTTTAGTGAATACCAAAACATAGTCAGGCATAGCAGTAAAACACTTTGTCGAATCCTCTACAATAAACTTGTGCATCAATGATTGAACCATTGTTCGCATTCTAACTTTCAACGGCTCTTTCCAAATGGTTATCCTATTGCGGTACTCAAAACCATATTTCGCGTGCAGTCTGATTATCTCATTGGGGAAATCCCAAAGCCTGCAAGTATTATCAAACACATCCGTACAATGTACTGCGGTAATTCTGCCCGCTTTAGTGACACGCGCCACCTCTGCAATAAGATATTCGTACTGCTCTAAGAATTGCTCTTTGCTTTCGCAGTTGCTGAAATCGTGTTCACTGCTGCTGTAGTTGTAAAGCCCTGCAAACGGGGGAGAATATATCGATAAATCAATACTGTCGTTTGGTATTGTAGGCATTACTAACATACAATCTGAGTTATAGATTGAATAGCGGTCGGTGTGAAGTTGGTCTTTTACTTTCATATGAATTTAGGTTTTACTATGTCTTTATTGAATTCTTTTACTTTGTGCTCAAATGTTTGGTTTACGTTCCTAGTTAGGTTTTCGTATAACTCAATAGCTTTCTCTGTCTTTTGCTGTAGTGCTTCTATTACACGGGTTTGACCGTCTGAGATTACCATATCAATAGTAACGTCATTCTTTTGCCCAAATCTCCAAAACCTTCTTATAGCTTGGTAATATTGCTCATAACTCCATGTTGGGAAAAATACAGAATGATTGCAGTGCTGCCAATTCAAACCCATGCCAGTCATTTTGGCCTTAGTTATTAGCCTTTTGATTTCGCCATTTGCAAACGCCAAAAGTATTTCTTCTTTTTTCTCTATTGATTGGCTGCCTATAATTTCTACCGATTCAGAATCCGCGTTCTTTAATATTGCGCTTTCATTGTTAGTATTACACCAATAAACAGACGTTTTGCCGTTGGCTAATTCGATAGCCCTTTCGCATCGCTTTTCCTCTGTTTGCTTTTGCTCATGCCTTACCTCTGTCATTGACTTTGCTATTGGTGTGAATAGTTGAACTTGACCATTAACATCTATTAAGCTTTGATTCTTGACAATGTGTTTATTCACTATCAGCTGTGGCAAATTGTACCTATCGTTTGAAAATCCAATATCGCTAGGCATCTTTACCATTATAGACCATTGGTTAACCCATGCAAAGAAATCTTTTTCCGCGTGTGGCTTTAAATAGAACTTTTCGCCTATGTTTCTATTGTTGCTGTCTACGCTGTTTTGGTTGTTCTTAAAGAACTTTGTAAGCATATCCATGTACCCCATATATCCCAACGCTTCACTGCTAGTACCCAATTCTATAAAATCATTTGGCGAAGGGGTAGCAGTGCTTAAAAATCTATAAGGTATCTTCTTTATGAATGTGTTTACTTGGTTCTTTATTTTGCCGTCAAAGTTCTTTAAAATGCTACTTTCATCTAGGATAACACCTACAAAATCAGAACTATCAAAATAATGCAGGCGTTCATAATTGCAGATAACTATTTTCTTTGTGTGCTTGCCGTCCTTTGAATACTCTATATCATCAATACCCATTTTCTCAGCTTCTAAAATGAACTGAAATGCAACCGCCAAAGGGGTTAATATTAGCACTGGCTTATTTGTGTGATTGACAACATTCTGAGCAATTGACAACTGAATTAATGTTTTACCCAATCCAGTATCAGCAAACACTGCCATTCTACCTTTTTTTACTGCCTTTTCTATTATTGCGCATTGGAAATCAAAAGCCATACTAGGGTAATAGTTAGGTTCAAAACCAAACTCTCCTATTGTATGTCGTTTTGATTCTAGGAATTTAATGTAATCTGTCATTGTTTCGTTGTTAAGTATGCCACAAAGATACATACACTTTCCATTTCTGCAAGCACTTTTAGTAATTTAGAACCGTTCTAAATAAGCCCGTCCGATTTCCTCTACCATTGCCTTATACTTTCTGTCCACGTCCATGTAGTTTATTACCGTGTCCTTACTATGGATCGCGGTAGAGTGGTCGCGCCCGCCAAACGAGTAGGCTATTTGCTTCAAACCGTAGTGGGATTTTTCCCTGAGGAAGTACATCATAATTTGCCTTACCATTACTAACTCTTGTTTGCGGGATTTAGAATTTACCGCTTCTATTGTCACCCTTTCTCTTTCCTCTTTATAGCCGATTGTTTCGCCAAACTTATTTTGAATGGGATTCTTCCCCGCGCAGTATGTCGGCACGTAATCTTTGATTATTTCAAATAGGCGTTGTTTGTCATCTTCAAAAGTTTTCGGACGTTCAATAGTCTTTAATCGTGTTTGAAATTCAATTTCATTCGCTATCTCTAAGGCGTTGGGAAAGCCTCTGCTTGTTAAAATGTCTAAGGCTGCTGTGAATGTGTCTGTCATAGTGTTTCTAAATATAGTCCTGTTGTTTTGTCGTAGTTAAATTTCTGCATACCTATCTCTCCCCAGTGTGAAAACTTCACTTTTTGCACGTGAACTTCTACAATATCGTTTCTCATGTCTCTATACACCGTTATGCCATTATCCGTTTTGTTAAAAAAGTTAGCACTACCTGCAATGTCGTAAAGATTAGGCACTTCATAAAAGCCGTTGTCCTTTCTTATCTTGGTAGGGTGCGCCACTAAAAAGCAATGCACGTTATTCCTTTCGCAAAAGTTCACCAACTTGTCCAATGATTGCCCTATGTACTTTGTTTCGCTTTCGCTATGTTGATGCTCTAACTTATTCCACGCGTCAATTACAAAGTAGTCTATTCCTTTTCTGTTTATCAATAACTTTACATGGCTTAAAATGCTGTCTAAGGTGAAATCGTTTTCGGGTTTGATAAAGTAAACCGTTTCATCTAAGAAAAACATAGCACTTTGCAACTCGCTTTCATTCATGCGGTGTTCCCCGAACCAAGGTCGCATAGTTATCTTACGCGCCAACTTACTAAAGTGAAGCTGTGTCGGTCTGTTCTCAGGGCTGTAAAACGCACCTTTCCACCCGTGCCGCGTATTTAATTTGATTAAGATGTGGTCTAAGAAATCGGACTTACCGTGCCCAGGTATTCCCGTTATGGTGGTAAGATAACCCTTGTGAAATTTCAACAACCTATCAAAGCCATTCATTCCCGTGTCCACGCCTTGAGGTAATCCGTTCTGGTAGAGGTCGTAAATATCATCCTGAATATCTTTGATGGTAAACACCCCCAACAGAGGGAACTCAGTAAAGTTGTAGGCGGCTTCGCGTAGTTTTATTTTACCCTCTGCAATTAGATATTCGTTAGCGTCCTTATACCCTTGGAAAACCACATAGTCGCAGCGTTCTTTTCCAAATCTGTCGGCAAGTGTTTCCCTAAGTTCGCGTCCTTTCGTGTCGTTATCAACGCAAAGGTGAATCCGTTTAACATAATCGAACAACTCCATGTATCGGTCAAGGTACTGTGTGTTTTCATTTGCGCCATTGGGAACACTTACCACGTTGTAAATACCCGCTTCAATCAAACTCAGTGCGTCCATTTCGCCCTCTGTTATCCAAATGTCCTCCGCTGCTATAACAGAATCCAAATTGTACAAAATCAACTCCGCGCCCTTGTGAAGTTTGAAATTCTTTGCAGCGTCCCTATACTTCACATTTACCAACTTACCACCGAAAAAGTAATTAAAGCATATTACAGACACTTTCTTTTCTATTTGTGGCATATACTCCACTTGCGAAGTAATATTCATTTTAAGCAAGGTTTCTGCGCTTATACGTCTACCTTCAAAGTATTTCAGAACTGCGTCGGGTAGATTCGTTTCATTCTTCCACACTGGCAATTCATACTTTATATCCTCTTTGCGTTCATTCAACGAGCCCGACCACCCGCAGTAATGGCAATGCCATACCTGATTTGTAACGTCAACACTTAAGGATTTGTCGGTTTTGTTTGTGCGCTTGTCGCTACACTTCGGGCACTTGGTTTTAAACTGACCACTTGTGCGCCCTTTAATATCGATGTGGTATAATTCAAAACTCATGCGACAAATCCTTTTCTATGTTCCAATACACCCTCTCCTGAAAGACGGTTGTTAGACGTTGGCGTTACCAATACATCTTCCCACCGTTTCTGATTTAAATAAGTTTCAGGGTTTGGGTGTGTGTATGATGGGAACGGTTTGTGTTGTACAAATTTCGGTAATGTATCGATTGCCTTTTGTTGTTCCTCAATAGATAGCTTGTTCCATTTTGGAAGACATTTAGACTTTGCCACCTTGTTAGGATAAAGATTCCAAAAAACTTCAAAATCGATTTTCTTTTCTTTACTTCCCCCATGTTCATGTATATGTTCATATTCATAAGACTTAGTTAAGTCTTTACTAACTGTTTCTAAACTGTTAAAAGTATCAGATACAGTAAGGCTTTCAGGATTTATATTATTTTCAAGTAAAAGTTTGATTGCGCTGTTTTGCTGCCTAACTTGTGAATTTGGAAAGTTTGGGTATTGGAACTCAATAAACTTCGGGCAAAAATATAATACTTCACTAACCCTTATTAAACGGTTCCCTAACTGTTCAAATACTCTTTCAATATTCTTAATTCCCGTCTGGAACTCAATGAGCCTTTTATTAAACTTCAATAAACCTGCATGATTGCACCGTGTTATGTAATATATCCATAACAACTTGGCATCTGTTGACAATTCGGAAAACCATTCATCTTCAAATAGTTCTGTATCGATAAACCTCTTAGCCATTTTTTGCCCTTTCCCATATCTTATAAGTAAATCTGCGGTAAATAGCAAACATCTCGCCTTCTATGTCAAGAAGCCTAAGTTTGTTACGTAATAAATTAGGGTCTAACGCATCGCGTTCATGCTGCAACTCAATAAGCCTGTCTGTTAGCTGCTTAGTTGTAGTGTCTTTGTGTGGAATTAGTAAATTCATATTGTAGTGGTAAAAGTATGGACGGGCGGAATTTCGCCACTACACGATTGCCCGAAGGAATTTCAGGAACGCCCGCCCATAATGTCTTAAATGTATGATTTCTCATTTCAATCGTGTAGTGTGTTGCAAGTATACGGATAAGTTTTTACTTATGCAAATTTTATTATTCGCCTTTTAGTGTGTAGTACGCCAGTACCCCGTACATTGCGATTATGATGTAGTCAGTCATTTTAACTCGTCCTTAATGATTATCCAAATCGCAAAGCCGAGGATAGCAATTAGCAGCAATGCTGCCGCGCCTGCAACGTAGCCCATTTCACTTGCCATAGAATTTCCTTACTTGATTAGATGCCCATTGTTCAACCTTGTTTCT